AGGGGAAGTAGACTTTTCTGCTTCTGTAAATTGTACATCAGGTCCATATAAACCTCTGTAGTTTCGATATGCTCTAATCCATCTTTGCTCATCTTCGTATCTATAGTCCTCTGACTTTTTAAAGTTAGCCATAACATGGTCTACAATACTAGATACACCTGCATCTGTTAAGTCTGAATCTTCTGCATCTTCTAAAGCAATAGCTTCGTCTTCAATATTTATTTCATCTTCTGCCATATTAATATCCAAATGTTGCATCAGCTACAGGCATCTCTCTTCTTGGTCTGCCCATAGGTTCATAGTCAAATATACTAAATCTAGGTCTTGACATTATACCATATCTTAGAGCATCATACAAGTGGTCTTCTGCTCTAGTATCCACATCTTCAGGATTCTTTTTATCTAAAGGTATAGCAGGTAATTGTGAGATTGTTTCTGTGCAATTGTTAAAAAATACCATTCTTGGTTCTTCAGTAAACTCGTCAATTTGTAATCTTCTATGAATCTCATTTTTTCCTGATACTCTACTTCCTCTACTTCTATCTGATGGTCTAAATCTACAACCCTTTTGTATCATCTGTTCGGCTAGTGAAGGTCCTGTATCTCCACGTTTGTGCCAAAGCGAACTATCTAATACACCATATCTAATATTACCATCGTCAGCTTCTAAGTCTAATATCATATCTGCCAAATCTGTGGCAAGGACTTTAGAAACATACAACTCTCTATATACAACAATCTGCTCATCTGGAGAAACAGCAAACCACAACACAGCACTATAAGAACCATAACCATAATCACAAGACCTAAACTTAACCCAATTTCTTGGAATATGAAAAGGTTCAATAACGTGAGTATTCCTATCAAACTCAGTAAAAGCAGCACCTTCTTTAATATCCCAATCACCTTCAAGCAACTGTCTTTGTTGGTGTTCAGGTAAGGAAAGAAGCATTGCTTCATAATCACCTTGACTTGAGAGGTACGGATTATCAGATAATCTAGCAGGGATAAATCTTCTTTTAAATAATGACTGACCTGCTTTACTGTGTCCGTCAGGGTATTTAAGAACCCTTCCTGTCTCAATATTTGTGGCATCAAATGCTCTTCCATAAGGTGCTGGGTCAATAAACATTTTCTTAACCCACTGATGACCCGGACCTCCGGGGTTAGTTGTTGCCCTCATATACACAGGTAAGTCGTGTGCAGTAGAACGTAATCTTGACCTCATGTAGTTCCAAGCAAATGGTGTTGCCCATTGCGTTAATTCGTCAAAGCCTATCCAACTAAAAGCTAAACCTTGATATCTTAGTACATCATCATCTCGGTCTAGGTAGGACATCCACAGTCTTGCACCTGAAGGAGCTACCCATTGCATCTTTCTTTCTGACCACTTTATCCCTTTCCATATAAGGGGATATAATTCTCTAGACTTCCAAACAAGTTCTCTTAGTTCTTCTGTCGTGTGTCGTAATAACAAACCACTAAATTGTGGATGACCCATATAACGTAGTGGGTCTGCTAACATGGCATATGACTTGCCACCACCTGCCGAACCACCATATAATACTTCTCTTTCAGGAGAAGCAAGAAACTCTGTTTGAGGTCCTTCATTAGGTTTAAAAACAATATTTTGTTCTTCTTCAGGTATAGCCTCTACAGTATTTACTGTGCTAGGCTCTTGCTCCAACTCTACCTTCTTCGATGGCTTTCGCTTTCTCGATTGCCTTTTGGGCGTATTCAGACCATCGTTTAAGAGTTCTAGCTTTGTTCTTACGTTGTCGTTCATGTAGTAATCTTTTCCTTAATCCTATGTGAGATATTTGTCTGCCTGTTTTTGTTGTTAGCCAATTAGCAACTTGTCTTAGTGAATATTGCTTTACATATTTTCTAGCTAACTCTAATGCTTCTAACTCGTAGGGTATAGGGTCAAGTAATTCTTTATCATCTTCGTTTACTTTATATCCAAACGGAACAGTCCTAGCTATACGTGGTATCTGTATCCATTCTTTTTGGTCTTCGTCTTTTAAATCTGTTGGTTGTGGTAACTTCCACTTGCCTAAACTTCTATCCATTGTCCTTCTTTGGTGGTAATAACATCACTCCACCTGATGCTTCCACCTGCACCTTTTCAGTTTTAACTAATCCAACTCTATCTAATAATTCTTTTGAGGCAGATAGTCTATCTCTAATACCTAACTGTGTTGGGTCATCTACACCACTTACCATAGCTACAGCAGCTTTAGGTGCATTACGACTCATATACATTTGAGTTGCATCCATGATTTCATCTTTCATAGAAGCTATAACACTAGAAGTAGATGTATGCTCTGAATATCCTGCAAGTAGTTTTGCCTGTACTACATCACCATTTGCTTGGTCAAAGAGAACATCTAAAAATTTTTGTTGTCTTTCTGTTAGTTCCCTCTTTGTCATATAGGCACTCCGTATCTTATAACTCTCTCTATTAATCTTTGTGCTCTGTTAGTTGTTTGTTTATACCAACGTGAGTCTTCCATCTGCTCTGCCATTTCAGGATAGTCTTCATTCTCTACGGCAGCAATCATCTTTTTAAATTTAGATAAACGAGGCTTCCCTAATTGAAATGACATATTTATTAATACATGTTGTATATCTTCAGGTAAACTATCAAAGTTACTAAACAGAGATTGACAATCTTTTATAGACACTTCTATATCATTCTCAAACCATGCATCAACTTGTTCATTAGGTACTTTTGTTCCTACAGGTTTACCATAATAATCTGTATCCCATTCTGTAATAAGATGTCCAATTCCTCCAGTTAAATGCGATTCTGAACATAAATACAATTCATATTTTATGCCCTCATCATCAGCGATTTCATTTTGTAATGTAACTAGATTCATTATTTCTTTTTCTTTTTTAAAGGAACATTCATTTCTTTAAACTCTTTTTTAGTTGTTTTTTTATACACATCTTTTTTCTTCTTAGAAACTGATGCTGTTAATCTTCCTTTTTTAAATGTGTGAGGGTCAGGTACTATTATAGAACTACCAACTCTTATTGTTTTCTGTTCTTTTGTTCCTTTAGTAGGAGTTCCTTTATCTTGACCTGTTTTAAACTTAGGATTTAATTTCATTAACTTTTGCAATGTAGTGTTATTAGCTTTAGCTATATCACTTAACGTATCACCCTTTTTAGCTTTAACTTTTTTTGTCATGGAACTAGCACCACCTGCTTTGGTAGCTTTAATTATATCGCCAAAAAAACTTCCTGTGGTAGATTTATTATGTTTCATTATATCAACCTTCTTGTCTGATTCTTACGTATTTCCTTGACATGAAGATGCCAAAAATAATTACCTATTTTACAGGTTATAGCAGATATCTTTAGAAATGTCAAGGCTTTTAGTGTCATTGATAATATAATACTTTAGCATATTCTCTATTCCCATCTTTAGTGTTAGTGTAGACATTGCACATCCACTACATGCACCACTTAGAAATACTGTTACTATACCATCCTTAAAAGATTGTAACTCTACGTGTCCACCATGCATCTGAACACTAGGTAATATAGACTCTGTTATTATTTTATTAATCTTTTCTTCAACGTCAGACATTACTTCTTTTTAAACATCTTTGCTGCTTGTCCGACACCCTTAATCCCAAATGACGCACTAATTGCGATATATAAGAGGTACTGATACCATTCTGGTAAAGTTGCCAATATACTAAATCCATGTTCCACATACTCTGTCATCCCGGGAATGAAGACTAATATAGCAGGGGTTAGTAGGACAACTAAAGCAAACTCATCTTTCCAAGATTCGTTTGTGGCATCAGCCATCTTGCCTTCCCACTCTATTTCACCTGTAGCTACCTTCTCTGCTACAGTTGCTCTTGCTTTGGCTTCAGCTACTTTAGCGAGACCATCTGCTTTTGTTTTTTCTACTTTGTTTTGAAACCACGTTCCTGCGAGATTTGCTAGTGGTCCTATCAGTGCTTGTATCATTCTTTATTTTCTCCTGCATTCTTGCGAGTCTTAGTTGCTCTTTTACTTTAGCTGAATCTACGAAATCTTGATGTTTTTTTTGCAGTCTTGCTGGGTTGTTTAGAAAATTGTTTACCTCGTTTAGTCGCTTTTCGTTTAGCAGCCGAAGAGGCGGCGTATTCAGAGGAAGATAAAGCCTTAATCGCTTTTTCAGGTAAATAACGTTCACCAGTTGCTTTACTCCCTTGTGTACTAGGTTTACCAGACTTTGTTCGCCATTTTTGTTTTCCCCACGCAACTAGTGACCTCTGTGATTTTTTTAATGCCATACTATTTTCATATGCCTCTTTAATCTCATCTATTGTTCTATTGCATCCTATACACACATCGTCTTCTAATGTACATACTCCAATGCAAGGTGTTAAAGTTTCCCTGTCCATTTGCCGACAATCCAAGCTAGTAATCCTGCAAAGAATAGTACGAATACAAAAGCTATACTATAACCAAAATATTCCATTAACTCTGCTTGTCTTCTTTCTCTCATCTTCTCTTGATAACGTCTAGACTTTCTTGCCTCTGCTTGGAACTCTTGCCAATCCTGCCACAATCCGGGTCTGCCTATATATATCATCATCTTCTTGAGTTCTGCTTCTTTTTCTTTTATTTGCTCAAGAGCCATGAACTCTTCTAAGTCAGAACCACCACCTTTAGCTTTTTGTTTACTTGCTTTTTTTTCTAACTGTTCTTTTGAGAATACAAAATCAGATATATGTTTAGCACAACCTGTAAGCTCTTTTCCGTTTGATACAAAACTTTTTATTACACTGAAGGCGGCATTTGCCGCAGCTAGTTCTGCTAACATTATCTTTTCCTTTTTGGCTTACAATATGCAGTTATCTTTAAATTAGGTCCTTCCTTTTGTGGTATTGAAGGTTGTCTATGTAATCTCTCTGCAAAGTATAGACACCTATTTATATCTTGGAAGGTTTGTGTTTGGTCTACTACTCTTAATCCCATCATAAACACAAGCACAAACTCAATCATTATACAGGTACTCCTTGTACCTCCTCTTCCTCATGACAATCACAGTTGCATTCATCACAATCGCAATCGTAGCATTCACAAGTCTCACACCTTTTTATTTTTTCGTTCATGTGCTTTCTTTAAACTTTCTTTAGCTGCTTTTGCTATTTTGACAACTTCTGTCTTGCCCATAACCTTTGCACGTTGTTCCATGACTGTTAGGATTTGTATCTTTCGTGCATAAGGTTTATTAACTTTTCTAACTTTTGCGACTGTTTCTCTAGCATCTTTTGCAGTAGCAAATTTAATTCTAACTGTGTCTTTAGGGTTTTCGTCAGTATATAAACGTCTATCCGACCCTTTGGGTTTTTTACCTGTACCAACTTTAGGGTCTGCCTTTTTCTTAGCCATTAGCTTCGATATCCACCGCCTGCTTTTTTATAGGCTGATGCAACCATCTGTGCTTTTCTTGCACTCCATTGACCGGGAGCACCGCCTTTACCACCTGCTTTGATACGGTTGAATATTCTCTTACGCATCGTAGGTTTGGTATAATTCCCTGCAGCATTGA